GTTCGCTAATAATAAAGGTGAGACTCGTATACAACATCGAGAGTATATCGGAGATGTCTATTCTGCTGCAAACGTGTTTGCAACCGAATCCTTCATAATCAATGCGGGTGACACGAAAACTTTTCCGTGGTTGAGCACCATAGCCGCTGGCTATGAAATGTATAAATTTAATGGCATCGTTTTTGTTTACAAGCCCACCAGCGGGCAAGTCACGGCCAGTAGTCCGGCGTTGGGTGCGGTCATGATGGCAACTGCCTATGACGTACTTGACCCACCATTTGCCTCAAAGCGTGAAATAGACGCCTATGAGTTTGCGACTTCTTGCCCCCCCTTTTCTAGTATGATGCATCCCGTTGAGTGTGCTCCCGGATCTGGGGCGTTACAAAATATGTACGTTCGAAATTCGGGCGTGACACTGCAAACAGATGCTCCTGACGTTAGCGACCCAAGATTTTATGATATGGGTCGCATGCAATGGGCCACGCAAGGCATGCCTAGCGGGTTCACTTGCGGCGAGTTGTGGGTTACATATGATGTTACTCTAACCAAACCCAAACTCGCCCCGTCTATAGGAGCACTCATCCGCTGGGCTTGCCCCACAGCCAGTGGATCCGGCAATTGTTTCGCCACTGACCCTGATGACGATTACATCGTCTATAATTCCGGGCCCCAAGATTCAGCTGCTTTCTGCCAACTCATAGACACTCGTGGCTTCACAATCACCGAGACGGGTACCTATGACGTACGCTTGGTGTGGATGACAGATAGTGATACGTTCACCAGCAATCCATCCCGCCCGTCAAACACGGCCTTGAAGAATTGCACTGTCCTTGGCGGATTGGGCGATGCCACTTATTTAAATAAGATGGCTATCATGGATTTTGGTGTCAACTGCACCAAGGCTGGGAACGGCCTCGCAAACACCATCTTCGTCAATGGCCCTGCTGGGGCTGACACCACTCATTCCGTGGTATATTTTTATATCACAAAGTGCGATCCAGCGAAGTGGAATCTGGATTACGCAAGCTTCCCTTTCAAACCATCACTAACCTCGCGTCCTAATGGGCTTATGGACACGCAACCGATGGAGGATTGGGTGAAGCCATCGTCTGTGAACTTCACGAGACGATAAGCTCTTACTTGACTTTTCCTAAGAGCAACACACGGTTCCCATGAAATAGCG